GTTTGAGAAATAAGAACATCAAATGGCCCCGGTCCAAAAGAAACATCCATACCAGCACCAGCAGTAAATGTCCATGCTGGTGAATTAACATTATAATTAGGACCGCCAGTAACAGTAGTTCCACCACTACCAGTTAATGTTATAGCTCCACCGGGGGCAACATCGCCAATACCGGCTGTAGTCCAAACAAATCTAACTTGTGATCCAGCAGCAAGTGGTACGGCTACAGTACCATCCTGCCCACGTACTACATCAGCAGCACCAGCAGTTACACTAACAATATTCATTACTTCATAACCAACACCATCAGTTACAGATACTGCGGTATAGTAACCTCCCGCAAGCTGTGTTGAAAGCATAGCAATGACAGATGCAGGTAATGCTATCTGCGATGCCCCAACAGCCGTGTATGCTGTGGTATTAGTTATAAGATTTTGAAGGGCTTTAAAAGTCATGGCTATGCCTACTGAGAATAGGGAGAAAACACAGTATTATTGTCACCAACCAGCATCTCAATTGAGCCGCACGGATTACCCCTAATTACCACATCCCCTACGTAATAACCCGGTGCAGCTTCTTTAAGTAAATCATCAATAAAGAATTGAACATCAATACCCTGTATATGATGTGCGGGATATTGTATAAAATACTGTTTATCAGGTATAAGTCCTTTTCGATATACATTCATTACAATGTCATTTACAGTTAAATTAGTACAAAGTACACAGTCAACACAACCTAAACAAGCTGCACAACTACAATTACAACCTGTAAGTTTCATAGAAGCGCCGACTATATTAGTATCGGCATTAACATAAGGAATCTTAACTTGTGTTTGTAACATTATCGACCCCCACCCGGCCAATAACCGGCACCACCACCCCATCCACGATTAGCTGGACCAACCCAAGGATTAGTTTTTGCAATAGATGTTGTACCAAAAGCACGGTCTGCTTCAGCACGACACCGAACTTTTTCCTTTCGGAACTTTAACTCGTATCTATCTGCTTCTTTTGGATTATACCAATTCGTATTAGGAAGTGCTATTAAAGTAGAAATAGCACCATATGCTATTCCTTGCACCCACTGTTCATATAAATAGTTATCTAAAACACACGAATCTTGTTTAGGTGCAACAATCGCTTCAACTTCTAATCCTTGCGGATCATCTTTATTCGGTGGACGGCGCAAATGTATCATTGTAGGTGAAGTCATTTGATACAGATATGCACCTATTCCAGCCGGTAATTTAGCTGTAACTGGCGTATAATCCCAACGTTCGTCTACAGTAACTCGTTTTATTCGTATTATATTATAATTACAATCAGTAATAAGCTGATAGTCTTGTACACCTTTTTGTAAATCATATTTATTTATATCGTGTATAATACCTGACCAATTGCATAACTCTATTGCCGCCATACGAATATGATGTAAAATTAGCTCCGGTGGCGCACCAATTACATATGGTACTACATATGGCAATGCCGCATCCCAAGAAAGAGTAGCATTTGGATTAATAAAACTCATGGCACTCTCGCTTTAGTCATTTGGTTAGAGCCACCTTGACCAGCAAATGTTCCTGAATTATATTTAGTCTCTTGCGAGAACTTCACACCTAACGAATTATAAAACTTTTTATAAAATGCTGTACTTTCAGCTTGGGATGTTGCTGATTCAGTATCAACTTCAAATGCTTTTGCCGCTATAAAGAAACCTAACGCTGTAAGATAAACACTATCTATTACAACAGTAACATTAGGGTCTATATATGCAACTGGAGCAAGCACCATTGTACCCGTTACTTTTATTGTTGTTGGAAACCCTATTGGTACCATCGGTGTTACATAAAAATTCTTTGGGTCTTTTACATCATAAGCATAAGATAAAATACGAAAACTAGTATGTCCACCACTTGGCAAACACGGTTTTTTAGAAAATGCCCGCATTAACTGTAAATCACACTGAGTAATAGGCTCCCCCGGACTATAATCTGACGTAAGACTCATTGCGTCAATAGATTTTAATAATCTATATCTAGGGTCTAATACTTGTCTATATCTCCCTGTAATTATATTCAAATCTGCCGTTTCTAAAAAAGCATCCGGTCTATAATTATTAATCTCTAATAATCCCTTATTCATATAGTCCATTAGATCATTCTGAGTCCAACGAACAAAATTAAGAGCAGGATTACTAACTCCTCCCTCTTGGTCATTTAAGGGGGAGGAGGAAACAGAAGTAATAATTTGCAGCCCGGTAGACATTATCCTATCCGTTCTTGTGGTAATGGACCTTCGTAATTAACAGCTCGATCACGTTCAAACGGACTCTTCTTTACTTTCTTTGGCTTGATAATCTTAGTTTCATTACCAGCCGCATCACGCCTAAAAATCTCTACATCTTCACGTTTTGCACCTTCTCTTTCAAATGGATATACGCGACCAGACTCGATATGCCGCATATAAAGACCAACACCTAATACCGTTGGCCCACCAATATCCAAACTATTATCGACTAAATTTTTACGATTAGAAATTACTACTCTTGCAATATTTGGCTGATCCATTGTAAAATCCTCTTGTTTAAAAAGGAGGGAGCCGGGATGCGACCCCCTCCACTACCACCCCACTTACTCAGTTCATCATACCGCTTTGGAAATTAAAGTACACTGGTGTAAGTGTAATACTAAAAGCAGACCACACATTTGGCGTTGGAAGCGCCGTAACTACAAGATCAACAATATCCGGTGTTGTAAACATATGAAACAGTAATGCAGCCGCTGCACCAATAGTACCCGGTACTGCTGTAGCATTAGGATAAGTCGCAAATCCGGTTGTTGGTGTAACATGCGGATCAAGACCCGCTATTAAATCTGCTGCTGCACCACGAACTCGTAACTTAAATGTGCCACCTGTACCTGCAATGATACTATTCACTTTATACCAAAGACCGAAAAACAATGAATTTGAAGGAATAACAACTGCTCCAAATGCATCACCATTAACAACCGCACCAGTAACCAAATTTTTCTTCAAAAAATAACTTAACGCTTTATCATTAGTAAAATCCAGAGTACGCGACGCACCATATACAACTGGATGTTTACTTGGTGGTGCTAAATTCGACGTATTTGCCGAACTAAAAGGAGCCGCTGGAAAGATAGCCCAATCAGTATTTTGCTGACGAGGACCACCTAAATACAACTCATATACACTAGCCATGTCTATCTCCTATCAGCTAAAGCGGGCATAGAGTGCTGCAACACCTTTCGGGTACAGTACTTTAAAGCCATACACCGCTAAACCTTGATAGTAGCGGTCCCATGAGTCTTTATCTTCGATTACGCGCGTTTGATCAATCTGTGCAGCAAACGCAGTTGCCATCTTAACACCGGCAATAACTTGATAGCAGTTCGCACTAACAGCCGCATCAAAGAACGGTGGTAAGAAGTTAGAAATATAGATATTAAATCCAGCAACATTGGGCGGCAAACGCCCGTTAATCATCGGAGAAATATCCATACCGGTTAAATACGCAGCGCGTAAGTCACTATTCAAGAGCGTAGTATATGCAATAGCTGGCATCACTACATAGCGGTTCTCTCGCGGCGCACACTGTTCATCTAAAACACCATGCAGGTAAGTAAGCACCTGATTAATGTTAGACGATGTAACAGCTACCGGATTACCTGTAGCTCCAAGATTATACGCATGAGATACATAACCCGCAGACGTACCCGCATTATCTAAATCTACATCCATATAAACGGATGCAAACAAAGATGTATCAATTGCTTGCGCTAACCGATACGCAGCACGCTTCAGGAAACTCTCACGCCAAGACGGCCAATTACAAATTTGCTTCTCATCAATCTGACTAATGACCATACTAAAGTCCTTAGCCTTATCAATAACAAGCGTAGTCGGCTCACTATCAATTGTATCATGTACAATCGTGCCACCTTTCTCGTAGTCACGAATGGTAACTTCAGGCTCACGCCAGAACGTTACTTGGTCACCACATTTTTCAATAGTACCACTATATTCTGTAGTACTAATCTCACCATAGACACTAGAGCAATAAAACAACTCCAGCAAGTCCATGCTGAACATCGGTGATATAAGGTTACCACTATATTGAGGGTAACCAGATGCTACGGCAACGGCCATGATTTAGTCCTCATGCATTAAAATCAATTCGACCTTCTGCCTCAGCTTCTTTAAACAGTTTATCCCACTCATCGCGTACTTGCTTAGTAATTTTGCCTTTCACAAAATCATCACTGACCTTTTTACGGTCAGATAATTTAAGCATTGGCTTTCGACTCCCGTTTAAGTTTACAGGAGGAGCGCCACCGCCAAGATTAGGAGTAACCATTGCAGCTAAGGCATCCTTAGAGGGTTTAAAACCCCCAAAAATTTCAACTATAGTATCTAAATCCCGATCCACATGTGCCTGCGCTAACATGTCATAGACAGTCTTGCGCGAGTATGGAGCTTTTGTAGCAATATACTGTTTCCATTCATCACTTGCGACTATATCGTCGAAGTGTTTAATCCTAGACTTTACGTGCGACATAAACTGTTCTTCACTGGTCGATGTTAGATCAGTTTGAACACGAGTATTTGCTTCACGTAACTCTTTCAATTCTTTTTTAATATCTGCCATAGCGGCAGAAGTTTCACCTTTTGCTATCTTACGGGCTATCTTGGTGATTACACCTTGAGATTCGCCATATGTTGCTAACTCTTCTTCCGTTAAATCATCAGGATCAGGAATCGCCGGTGGTGGCGGTAGGGCTTCACGTACCTCCTTTAATTCCTTCTCTAATCTTTCACGTTCTGCTTTCTCTCTTTTCAGAGTCGGTTCTAAACTATCAATAACACCTTGCAAAGACTTCCATCTTTGCTCATTTTTCTGCGCTTCCGCTTTCCACTGCTGTTCTAACGTAAGCTCCGGTTTTGTCTCTACTGGAGCCGGTGTTGGTTCTGGTATTGGAGTTACTACAGGTGGTTTAGCCGCTGGACCATCCATATGTG